GGTGTTGAAGTAGGAGTTGGACTCCATTGCCAGTCACGAGTAAACGTATTCTCTTCTTTAGATAGTTTTCCTTCTGCTTGTAATTCTTCAAATGCTCTTTCAAGAGCTTCGTTAAAATCTGTAACTTCTTTACGTGCTATAAATCCTTTAGCTCTATTAGCTAATTCAATGCCTGCATTAGTTGTATCACCTATAGCTAAATCAGTACGTTGCTGTAAGAATTTAGCTCCTTGTGTTTGTTCTGGACCACTAGCTGCTGCACCTGCTGCTGATTGTAATTTTATTTCTGCTTGATACAAAGTATCTGGAATAATGTCAGCAATGTTTACAGGTTGTCGGTCATCTGAAGTATAGTAAATATTGTAAGCGTCTTTACTTACTGGTCTACCATCTTTAGTAACGTACCTAGTAGGAGTAAGCTGACTCAACTTAGCTGTCTCAATAGCTTGCTGTTGTAGAGTTGTAGCTCTGTCTGCAAAGAAGATTGCCTCTTTAGGTAAGCCAGCTTCTGCAAACTTTTGAGACAATGTTTTAACTTTATTAAGATCATTTAGATCACTGACATTTGTATCGCCTAGTATCTGTCTTATCTTTATAGACTGACCAAGCCGAGGATCTTGCATAGGAGCAGGGCCAAATATACCACCAAGACCACTAGCAATATTATAACCAGCTTCATAAAACCGTTGTGATAAAGGATCGCTTTGTATAGCAAGTCCTCTATCTAGTTTTTGTTGTCTTAATGCTTTGTCTTCCTGTTGCCTAGCATATACTATCTCTTCAGCAGTAGGACCAAATAAAGATGCGATTGAACTAGCCATGATTATTCCTTAATTATCTTACAGTAGGTAATCCATAATATCCTCGACTAACATCTACAGGACCTGTCGAAGTTGCTGATATACTTTTATCTACAATTGGCGCAGGTGTCCGAGGATACATCCTATCTAATAAATCTTGATACTGTTTGTTTTGATAATACTGTTGACCTGCACTGGCAATACCTGCACCCGTTCCAGCAAGTCCAGCAGCCCTTGCAGAAGCAGCTTGTGCTTGCAAGTTAGCAGCATTGGTAGCACCCGCTTGTTGTATAGCTGCAGCTTGGCTACCAAACTGTGATGACTTAGCACCAAGTGCTGCGCCAACTTGCATAGGTTGCATTGCTACATCTTCAAGCTGTTGAGCTAATCCAAATTGAGCTTGGAATGGAGACAATGCTGCTGCCTGTGTTTGATATCCGCTACCCATTAAACCAGCACCTTGACCAAACAATCCTGCACCAAAACCTAGTTGCTGTTGTGAAGCCTGTTCAGCTTGTGCTGCTAGTTGTAGATCTCTACGTCTTCGTGACTCAGCAAGAGCTTGTAGTTCTGGTTGTCCGCCAGCCCCTACACTTAGACCACCTCGACCACGACCAAATACACTAGCAGCTAGGCGTTGCTCTTCCTCAATATCATAAGGACGCAATACATCCATCTGTTGCTGCATATAACGCTGTCGTAGCTCCTCTGGTGTCTGTGCCATATACTGCTGACCAAGACCAAACAAACCAGTAGCAGCTTGTTCAAACTGAGGCTGTAAAGCAGCAGCGCGTTCAGCTTGACCAAGGCTTCCACCATATATTCTTGATAGTTGTTGTTGTAAATTTTCAAGTTCAGGAGTAGCTTGGTAAGTATAACCAGTTAAGAATCCTCTCTCATCAAATTTAGGAGTAGCTGCACCAAACCTAGTGGTAATACCAACTGGTCTAAACCGAGCTTCTTCAGCAGCAATACGAGCAGCTTCTATCTGTGCTGCTGCCTGTTGTTGCATAGCTGCAGCTTGCTTACTAGCTGCACTTCTACCCATTAATCCGCCGACTATGGCAGATCCACCCATTATTGCTGCCGCAGTTACTGGCATTTTGATTCTCCTTTTATTAATACTTCGTCTATCTTAGACGTATCCTTCTCTTCTGTTGAATGAATACAAAACCAAACCATATCATCTATTGCTATTATCTCGTGAACCTTATCTTTTTCTATACTTATACAAGCAGGTGCTATATATAATTGTTCATTACCGTCTACTTTAACTAACGCAGTTCCTCTAGCAAGAATACTAAGATGATCGTAGTTATGCTTATGGGTATCTACTTTATAACCTGCTGGCATCATCATCTGTCTAGCGTATACATTGTCAGAAAAATGATGTTCAATTAATGGGTATGCGCTATTCATTATTTAAATTCAACAACCGTTAAACTAAACGTACCTAAACCATTAGTAGTAAAAGATCCACCGCTAGTAGGTTCAAGTTTTAAATAATATGTTATTGAACTAGTAGTAGCAGGAGAGTCAAGAATACAAGGGCTAAAAGAAGCAGTAAAATTACTAGCTCCTGTTTGTTGTCCAAATATTAATTGAGAACCTCCTCTGTATATTCTAGCTGCTGTAGCAGTACCTGTACAAGTTGCTGATATACTTCCTATAACAAAAAACTTACTGCTTGCTGAAGCAGGTGTTAATGTTACTGACAACATATTAGTCAATACAGCATAAGTTGTAGTGTTTGTTCCAGTAGAAGAATATACTGCTACCTCTGTAGTAGCTGCAGGAAGTGCTGCAGAGTACCATGAACTACCATTAGATGCTAATACGTTACCACTAGCACCCGGAGCTACATAAGCTAATACATCTGTGCCAATAGCTACTCCAAGATTAGTTCTAGCTCCTGACGCAGTAGCCGAGTTCGTACCACCGTTAGCTAGTGGTAGTACACCAGTAATGTCAGTAGTTAAATCAACATTAGAAATAGTATTATTGCTTGCATCAATAGTTTTATTTGTCAACGTAGCAGCAGTAGCTCTTTCTGCTGCTCTTTCTTGTTGAACAAACGCAGTGTTAGCTATCTGACTAGAGCTAGTGCCTGTTGTTGCATTAGGAACTGTAGGCGTACCAGTAAAAACAGGAGATGCTAGATCAGCTTTAGTAGTGCTAGATGACGCAATGTTTGTAAACTCCGTATCTATATCCTGACCTTTAATAATTTTACCAGCATCCCCAGTGGGTAAAGAATCTTTAGCTGCAAAATTAGTTGTTTTTGTGTAATCTGTCATTTCCTATTCCTTAAACTGTTTTACCTGCTTTAACATAAACATCTATCTTTTGAATTGATAACGGGTTATTACTTATGTCTGCTTCAAATCCTAGCTGTACTACTGAACCTGAACCGCCTAAGTTAGAACGTACTTCTTCTAGTTCTAAACCACTAGAATATTCGTCTACGTTATACTCAGCAATGTTAAACTCAGATACACTACCAGCTACTAATTGTTTAACAACTACATTATATGAAGCAACATAATCAAAACCATACTTAATAAATACATCCTGACCTACGCCACCAATTACAGTAAAGTTAGCTTTCTTTAAAAACTTTAAAGATGTAGGACTACCTAAATCAAAATGGTTAGTGTAGTATCGTAACTTATAAGTAGTTGCGTTAGTAGTAGTACCATCATAAGCAACATTGTCATAATGGTTTTTATACTCAGCTACATATCCTGGTCTACCTAATAATAGTTTTCCATCATAAGTAACGTGCAGAGCAGTAGGTTTAATACTGTCCCAAATAGTTGCTCTTGCTGCTCCATTTTGTAATCTAGCTCTTAGATCAAAACAAAAAACATAAGTTGATTCTGGAATACTTAAAATATAAAAAGCATCTTCAGGATAGTAAATGCCTTTTATCTTTACTCTAGTAGTTCCTTGTGAAGTAACGTATCTTACTAAGTCATCTCGAATGTTAAAAGATATATCGTTAATAGGTGCAGACTTCTCTTGAATAACACGAGCAATACTTCTTACTCCAGTGTCAGACAAGAACATTACATCTGTACCGGTACTAGCAATACTATCTCTAGCTATACATCCTACGTTAGTAATCAAATCAGCTAACGTTAATGATGTTACGTCAATAGGATTAGCGTATACAGCAATGTTTCTTTTACCAAAGATAATTAAGAAACCGTTATGTGCTGCTAGTCCTACTACTTCGTCTCCATTAGGAAATACATCTACCAAAGAAAGGTAACCTGAATCACCGGTAGACAAGTTTGATCCATCCAATAGTGCGCTGAAGTACACAGTTTGTTTATCCCCAGCAATATCTGCCCACCAAGTTCTACCATATGCTCCCAATACTACGTTAGGTTTAAAATCAGTTGGTGCTGCTGAATAAGAAGTAGGTACTGAACCACAGTCGCTTAATAAGTTAAAACCATAACTACCACTATGAGCATGACTAGCACCTAGACGATGATAGACTAAAGGCAAATGTCCTGTCTGACAGAAGTAAGCGTGTGGCTCAACGTCTGGTCCTTCACCATACACAATACTAGAAGCTGACCAGTTGTTATCGCTTATCGTATAAGCAGTTGTACCTGATCCTGCTGCATCCGCTACAGTACCATCAATAGCTGTCACTAAAGTAGTAGAAGAAGAGTTAGCAAGAGTAAACATCTTATTATTACCACCAGCAAACACAGTAGTTTCTTGCGGTAATTCAAATATAAACTCAATATTGTTAGTGCTAAGATCAACATTAGTAGCGTGTCTATGCTGATAACCTTTTCTAGCACCAATCCTACCAAACTTATCTATGACACAGTTGTACGCCTCTAATGCGTAACCTGATGACAGATCAACACTACTCTCTTGGGTGTTAATACCAAGAAAGCCTGGTGCTGATATAGTAGTAGTAAGTAACTGTTTAGCCATTATACTGAGTGCCAGACGTATTCGTCTCTATACCTGCCGTTTTCAATAGCTATAGCATCAGCTAATGCTTCATTAGATAAAGCAAATGCTTCAGTTGCTGATAATCCTTGATCTTCACCTCGTTCTACTGTAGCTAACGCATAGGCTCTAAGTATTACTGGATGAGACGGTATTTTTAATTCGTCAGTTACTGCACTTAACGCAGCTTGAGGTTTATAAATGTTAAAGTAAAGATTATAAATACCATCAGGAATAGGATATACGTCAACTTGTGTGTCTCCATTAGAATCTACACCGTTGAAGTTATAGTACATCGGTGACCCCTTCTGAGGGCTTTGATTCAAGAATAAGTTATTCATCTTGCTAAACGGCATGTACTCTAGGAACACATCGTCTTCACTGTTGATGACATCAATAACCTTAAACCTTTGACCAGAACCTGTCATCACATAGTTAAACAAGTCATTAGCTGTAGTAACAGTTAGTGTCTCAGACAATGCGTTCCACTGGTACGAGTCTTCTACATGTCGTTTAGCATCGTTGATGTACTTACCAATTAACTTAGAGTAAGGAGCAGTTAAGTTATCTACTTCTGTTTCTCTAAGCCTAATAAGTACATCGTTTACAAGGTCTAAATAAGTCATTTCTTCTTACTCTTTCTGGCTTTAGATAGCGCAATAGCCACTGCTTGTTTCTGTGGATATCCTTCTTTCTTTAACTTCTTTATGTTCTTGCTTACTGCCTTCTTATCTTTATGTAGTGGCATTAGTTTTCCTCATTGATTTTAAGAGACACTTTCCTGCTATCTTACATTTAGTTGGATAAGGACAAGTAGGACAAGGTGTCATAAATTATCCATGAAATTGT